GATAGCTGCGTCGCGCTGAGAAATTTCGTTCTCAATACGCTCGATTGTTGCTTGGTCGTCTACGGTTAGTCCGCGCTTGTCCGCTTCGGCTGACTCGATTACTGATCGGGCCTGCTCGATTAGATTGTTGCGGGCTTCAACCTGTGACTTCAGAAAGTCTGACATAGTTGTTACTCCTTGTTTGATTTTTTTATTTTGGATTTCCGCCGTGCTAACTCGGACGGTATTTTGGGGAGCTGACTCAACCCATAACTTCTATTCTACTAATCCGGGTAAAAGACAACGCCCGCCGGAAAGGAATACGGCGGGCGTTGTGGTCGGGAGAAAGGGGATAAACCCGACGAACCCTTAGCGGGTTTCTTTAGCTTCTGTGACGCGAATTTCTTTAGCTGGAGCTTCGTTGTCCAGCTCCCAGATTGCTTGCGCCCAAGCTTCTACATTATCAACAACTATTCCATATTCTGGATTACCTGAAGATTTTAGAATTGCTTCTTTTATTGCGTCTTTGCTTGCCATTTATAGCCTCTTCATTAGGAGTTCGAATTTCTTCTTCTTTAGTTCCAGCGCGGTTAGCTCTTCGGAGTTAGCTTCAGCTTCGGCTTCTTCCTGCGGGGTTAGTCGCTGGATTACCTTGGTTAGAAGCTCGGACTGCTCTAGAGATAAGTCCTTGCCGTCTTCGATTGCTAGCATAGCGTCTGCCAGTTGATCTGCGTCCACTTCTGCGCGCTTTGCTACTCCGTCGAATGAACGGACGGCTGCTGTTCCCGCGGTCTGAGAATAAGCCGGGAATGCCACAATTGAAACTTCGTGAATCCTTACGCTCTTTAGAGTTCTTTCGGTTCCGTCGGTGTTCCAAGAATCACCGTTAGCTGGAACTGAGAATCCGAAACTCATAGCCGATACGTCGCCACGCTGAACAAGTGTGCGAACGTCTTTTCCGAGAGTCGTTTCAGGTAGCACGGCGGTAACGCGCAGTCCGTAGTTGTCTTCTTCCAGCTTTAGGGTTCCAGCCCGGGTCGAACCAAGAACGGCTCCGGTGTCGTGGTTGTATAGAAGCTTGATATCGTTGCGTGCCTTTAGCGAACGCTTGAATGCGCCCGGAGCGATTCTTTCGATAAACGGTAGGGGTTCGCTAGGGGAGTTGAAGACTGCGGCGTATCCGGTAAAAGTCATACCGTCGCCACCTTCGACCGCTCTTAGTTCGAACTTAACTTCGTTAGTCCGCTTTTCAATCTTTGCCATTTGTTCGCTTTCCTGACTTATGGTTGCGCGATTTTCTTCCTCTAGTCTAGCAACGACGCCTTGCGCATATTTCATAGTGCGATTAGCTGAAGCTTTGCTAGGGCCACTTCCCCAAAGAAGGTGAGCAACAACTCCAGCGGAAGGATAGTTTTCGGAAGAAGGATTTGCGTCTGGAGAATCTAGATCGCCTAAGTGTCTAGCAATCCACGCCGCAATTCTTACCCACTTATCAGCGGTGACGTTTCCTTCTGCCATAGCGCGGGCCTCTCTCACGGTTCGATCTACTAGACCGTCCCCAGCTAAACCTTCTGCGTAGTATTCAAGTCCACGGCGGGCCGCTGCTCTCATATAAGCCGGAGCTGTTAGGTTTATGGCGCGGTTTTCGTCTAGCTCTTGAATCTTTGTTAGAGTGCTAAATTTATGGGCAACTAAAGTTTCGGTAGGCTCTAAACCTTCTTCGCCCGGACGGTAAACACGAATCAAAGCCGCAGGATCGTCTTCCGTTCCAGAAATTGTGAAGTCGCTGTTTGGAACATTTATAGTTCCGTCCCGTTCGATTCTTTCGATTACTCCACGCGCTCTTCCACCGGAAGAATTCCAAGAAACCGAATTTCCAACTTCTAAAGCGTCGGGCGCTGCCCTATCTTCTTCGTTAGGTTGCCAAGCATTACAGTAATATCCGCCGTCCACGAAAGCGTCCCAACGCTCGCACCAAGCTTTATCCCCGTCGGCGTTTAGTCTTGCTTCGTTAAAGAAGAAGCAATTTCCACAAGCTCGACCTTCTGGAACGTCTGGAGCTAGTGCCGGGCGATAGTTGTCTGGCAGATTTTCTTCGCCTTCGTCTTCTAATTCTTCTTCGTCTGCGTCTTCTACTTCTGCGGAGATTCTCTCGGGCATTTGTATTCGCTGAAGCTTGAAGACGTTCATAATCATTAGACGGCTAGTGGAATGGTAAACTTCGTCTTCTAATTCGTAAACTTCTAGCCCGGCTAGCTCGCCTTCTATGAGTACGATCTGCGCAAGTACCTTCGGGTTTCGAATGTTCCAACTTACCCAATCGCCAATTTTTAGCTCTCCGACGGCTGCGCGTTCTCCAACGAATTCGGTTTCTTCTGCTATGGATACGGCGATAGCTTGTTCAATCGCTGATTCTTTAGTATCGTGGCAAGCTAGGAGTTCGCCGTCTTCTTTTACTACGGCCCAAGACGGGCAGTCTGCTGATTTGTCGGAAATATAATATGGCACTATTGGCTCTGCCTAACTATTAGAACGCCTAAGTCTTGGTTTGCTGCGGTAGCAACTGCCCAAAGAGTGTCTAGCGGTTCTAGCGTGATCGTTTTTGATTCGGCTGTATCTAGGTGAATACTGTTTGTTGTGGTTACGTTTTCATTACCAATATGAATGTAATGATTCCCCGCCTTCATTTGGTTATGAAGGTAAACAACTTGTCTTTGAGTAGCTGGCCCAACTACTTGTTGTCTAGTCGTTCCAATGGTGTAGAGATTTGTAAGAATCATTACTGAACCTCGTAAACGCCTTCAGGGTTAGCCGGGTCGAGCTGCGCTACTGGCTGGAGCTGAGTGCTTGGAACTCCGGTGTGCGGAATAGCTGGAAGTCCTAGAGCTGCGAGAACTGCCTTCGGTTCGTATCCAGCTAGAACTAGCTTCTGCGCCATAGCTACCTTTTTGTCCTCGGTCGCAATTCGAGAATCGTCAATCGAAACGTTAGCTAATGGAACCCGAACTTGATCTGCTACGGTGTCGCTCATTGGAGTTAGGTCTTCGAATCTGCGGATATCGTTCACGGTGTAGTAGCCCGCCTGAAGTCCGATTGAGTAAGAGTTAGCTCGGGCCTGAGAATCTCCGCGAAGAAGTCCGTCTAGGTTGAACTTTAGGAATGCGTTCTCTCCGCCCGGGACTTCGGATAGAAGCGGGCTGAATGCTACCTCTAGCTTGGTTACGATTGGGCGAAGTGTGTGCTGGACGAAGAAAATAGAGTCTTGTTCCACGGAAGCGTAAGCGGTTGAACCTTGAACGCCTAGCATATGGTTTGGAATGTTGAATGCTCTGGCTACGTCTTCGACTGATAGGCGTCGAGAAGTTTCTAGCTGAGAGTTCTCAGGGTCTACGGCGGTTGGTTTCCATTCTGCGCCACCGGAAAGAACTCCTGTCTTATGTGAACGCTTTAGTCCACGGTGAGCGGAGTCAAATCCACGGCGAAGATTTTCTGCCTGTTCGCTGTTTAGGTTTCCCGGAAAAGTAATAATTCCCTGCGGGGTTGCGCTGTTGCTAAAGAATCTAGCTGCGTAAGATTCCAACGCCATAGAAAGGCCGAAATTATCTTTGAGAGCTTCGACTCTAGCCATTCCGCGAATTTCACCCGGGCGAACTAGATCAGCGATAAAGATAACGTCTTCGGAGCTAAGAAGATTTTTCTCTCCTTGAACTTCGAACATTACGCGTCCGATACCGTTGCGTCTTATCTGGACTTTGTGCGGGTTTAGCGGGACTAGGTTTACAACCTGACCGCCGGAGCGGAAGACGCGAATAAAAGCGTTGCCGTCAATAAGAAGCGAAACTATAACCGATTGCCAGAATGCCGAAGGCTGTTGGTCTAGGTCTGGCTTAGAAACCCAAGCTGGCTTCGGACGGAACGGGCCACGTGCGCCGTCGCGTCGAATGTAAGCGTCTAGGGGTAGGGTCGAGATTGTGTCTGAGATTAGAGATACCGCAGACCAGATCGCCGTAATCTTGAACGCGGTTTCTGAGTTGATAACCGTTCCAGACTGATTCAGGTCTGCTAGATCGTCCCCGGCTCCCCATAGGGTTTGAAAGCTTATTGCCCTTTTCTCAAAAAGGTTATTCAACATTAGTTACGCTCCATAGCAATTCCAAATAAGACCGCCGCCGTTCCAGCGACAATAAGAGCAACGGGGAGAGAGAGAAAAGCAATACCCGCAACTACTAGCACGGCTCCGATTATTTGAATTACTGTTGCCATTATTCACCCTTAGAAAAAGAAGTCGGGAACCATTTCTTCCATTCTACTACTTACGGCTCTATCAAAGGCAATAACGGCGGCTACCGCTGCGTCAATCTTGCGCGGTGAATTACGGTTTTCTTTTACGATTCGAATTCCCAAGTTGTCAATTTTGGTAACGGCGTTGTCTAAGTGTCGGGCTAGAACCGGGCTTCCGTCGTGTTCGACCGTGCCACCTGTTACGGCGTCATAGAACTTCGCGCAAGCTTGAACCATTCGCTTCGGGGAAGTGGAAGGCCATTCGACAATAGGGATTCCGCGGTCTGCTAGAACTTCCATAGATCGCTGCCACCGGTAAGGGTCGCAAGCTACTTCTCTAGTCTTCGGGTAGTCGCGGACGAAGTTCATAATTGTTTCCTCGACTTCTTGGATATCTACTCTCCATTGTTCGTCGTGAATTGTTAGGTCTTTCTCCCATTCCTTGACTAGCCAAAGGAAAGGTTTTTCTTCTTCGTTCTTTGGAACGGTACAGGCAATAAGAACGGTACAGTCGTTGGAGAATGAGCCGTCAAAGCCCAAGATTATTTCGTCGTCCGGGCTAGGTTCTCTATCGCTTTTTAGTTCGTCCCATTTTCCAGCCGGAAGCCAAGCGGCCTGAGAGCTTACCCATTGGTTCAAACGCTTAGTTCTAAACTCCGCTTCGGGTGTTCTTCTAACTGCGCTTTCGAAGTCTGCCGAATCTACCAAGTCGCCGAAGCCGGGGTTGGCTTGCTCCCATACTTTCGGGTCGCGGTGATTGGCTTCGTCCGGTGCTGCCCACCAAGCCATAAAAAAAGACGGGTCTTTTATTTCTCCGCGTGAAACCTTCTGCCCATATTGGAATGACTTGTAGGCGATAGAATCTTCTCCGGTCATATCCTTTTTTATTCCGGCAGTTGTTACGGCAACAAGCTGCGCCATAGCTCCACGGTTTCCCATAGCCAAACTCATAACGTCAAAAAGTTTTCGGTCTTTATGCGCGTGAAGTTCGTCCGCAATAACTCGGTGCGGGTTATATCCTTCTTTCGAATAAGCTTCAGCGGAAAGAACTCGGTAGACGGAGTTTGTTTCTGGAACGAATAGTGCGTCGCGGTAGACCTTGACCATTTCGGATAGCTCGGTGGATTCAACGATTCTTTTAGCTTCACCGAACACGATTCGGGCTTGTTCTTTCTCCGCGGCGATTGAATAAACTTCTCCGCCTGATACGCCTTCAGCTAGTAAAGAATAAAGGGCAAAGCTAACTGAAGATACGGCAGATTTTCCATTCTTACGGGGCATTCCGATTATTGCGGTTTTCGCAATAAGACCGCCGTTTTCGTCTCGGGCGTAGACGTGCCGAATAAGTTCTTTCTGCCAGTCTCGAAGCCTTAGAGCTTGTCCAACCTTTCCAGCGATTCCGTCCTTGCCGATTGTCCCGAAGGTTTCTGAAAACTCGATTGCTATTTCTCCGTCGCCTCGATCGATAGCTTCTTGCGGAACTGGAGTTAGCCAAAGCGGGGGCCAACTATTCACGGTTAGCTTTCTTCGCCATTAGTTCTTCTAGCTTGCTCATTTTCTTTACTTCTGCCACGCCTAGTCGAGAGCGGTCGGACGGAGTAAATCCAAGAAGCCCTAGATTCGAAACTATCTGGCGGTCAATCTCTCGCAGTCCCCGGCGGTCTTTCGGGTTGTTGTCGGTCATTACACGCACTCGAAGATTCCAGCGTTCGTCTATCATTTCGCAAGTCATAAGTAAAAGCTCTAGATCGGTGTTCGGGCTTATCCAATTTATGCCAGATTCCCAAACCCGGTTCCAAAGTTCCAGCCCGTATTTTAGGAGTGGTCTAGCGGGTTCTGGAGTTTGGCTTGCTTGCGGTATCAGCATTATTGCCGATTGCTCGGGCAGGGCGCGCTTGCCGGGATTGCCAGTTAGTCGCTTTATCTCTGCGGGTTTAGTTGGTCGTCCGGCTGGCATTAGGCTTCTTTCGCAAACTTAAAAATTTTTTGACTTTCTCCCAATCCCCTAAAGGGTCTTGGAAAGTAGCTGGGCTGTCTGCCCGGTAAGGGTTTCCCACCGCGCAATAATCACGTCGCAATACTTAGGGTCTAGTTCCATACCGTAGCAAGTGCGGTCGGTCTGTTCGCAAGCTATGAGCGTCGAACCGGAACCCAAGAATAGGTCTACTACTAGCTTCCCTTTAGTTAGGTTCAATACCTTAGTAAGCATTCCTATTGGCTTCATAGTTGGGTGCGCTTTGTCCCCGTCGGCAAGCCTAGCTCCCCACGAAGAATACTCGTGTCTAACTATTTCGCGCTTTCTTTTTTTCTTTGACCAAATAAGTTCAAATGCGGAACCTATGACGGAATCAAATTTCTCTTCGACTCTCTTATCCCAAACTAGGGGAGTTCCAGAAGGTAGCTTGTCCGCGTAGTAGTCAAAGCCAAATAGAAGAATTTCGTCGCAATAGGAAAAGAACTCAAGGATAAACGCAGGGTCAAAATCTTTATCGTCGTCGATAATGTTCGCGTATTTCTTGCCAGTCAAACCTATTTTCGCATTTACCATTTTGGAATAGTCTGCGTCTAAGTTCATTCCATAAGGCGGGTCGCAGAATACTAGTTCGGCCTTTTCCCCGTTCATAAGCTTTTCTACGCTATCCCGGTTGAATGAATCTCCGACCATTAGGCGGTGGCGACCTAACTGCCAAATGTCCCCTAGTGAACTTCTCTGCGGTGCGGATTCTGGAACTTCGTCTTCCACTATCTCCCGTGGTTCTTCCGCCACTTCGATTTTCTCGAACCCGAATTCTTCTATCTCAAAACCTGCGGCTTCTAGTTCGACCAACTGAGAAGCTAGGACTTCAGGACTCCACGCCGCTAGTTCGGCGGTTCGGTTGTCGGCTAGTGCGAACGCTTTGGTCTGCTCCGGTGTCCAATCGCCCGGAACTCGAACGGCGTCAATCTTCAACCAGCCCAAACGCTTCGCCGCTTCGACGGTTCCATTCCCCGCAACGATCACGCCCGCTTCGGTTATGACGATCGGCTTGCGCTGCCCGAACTGATTCAGCGAACCTTGAATAGCTTTTAGGTTCTTTTCGTCGTGTTGCCTAGCGTTAGCCGGGTCGGGCGTTAGGTCTTTGATTTGTAGGGTTTCGATTTTCATTCTTGCGCCTTTCTAGGGTTCTAGAGTAGCACCAGAAAACCAACTAATTTCGCGGGTGTTTACACGGAATTGCGGTCGGGGTTTAGAGTTAGCCGATTGCCTAGAAAACAACCCGTCCCGGGTTACTGCCGCCGGGGGTCATAGGGGAGCGTCATCTATCTAAGGGCTTGTTGCTTCGGCGTCTATTAC